CGAACTCTTTGAGGTTACCGTAACAAGCATCCCCGCCTATCCTGAAAGTAGTGTAGAAATTGCTAAGCGTTCGATGGTTGCGGCCAAAGAAAAAACACAAGAACACTCTACCGCACTTTTGAAACAGTGGCTTGATGTGATGGAGGCTTAATATGTGGAATCCTTTTAGACGAAAAGAGCAACGTAGCGAGCCAACTACGATTGAAGAGCTTTTATCTTACATGGGCGTAAACAATACAGGCGCGGGCGAATTTGTCAGTCCACAAACTGCAGAATCGTTACCTGCAGTAATGAATGCCGTTACCGTCATTTCGGAGGCGGTGGCATCAATGCCTTGTTATCTATACGCATTAAAAGAAGATGGCCGAGAAAGAATCTATCGTCATCCTGTTGAATATCTTCTCAATGAAATGCCAAACCGCAGCCAAACACCGTATCAATTCAAAAATACGATGATGCGCCATTGTTTGCTAAATGGTAACGCTTATGCCGTGATTGAGTGGAATAACAAAGGCGAACCAATAAGCCTTACTCCCTATCAACCAAGTGCGGTAAATATCTTCCGTAAAGTAACCGGTGAATATATTTATCAAATCACAGACTTAAACGGGGTAACAAAAAACTATCTTCAAGATGAGATTTTACATTTACGCCATAGTTCTGTTGATGGATTTATGGGGCGCTCTCCGATAACAGTTTGCCGTGAAACGGTGGGATTAGGTTTAGCCCAACAACGCCATGGCGCAGCCATTATGAAAAACGGATTGATGGCAAGCGGACTTATTTCAACGGCCGAATGGTTAGACGATGCGAAAGCGCAGAAAGCCGTCAAAGCCCTTGAACGTTACAAGGGGGCAAAGAATGCGGGTAAAACGCCTATTCTTGAAGGCTCAATGGAATATAAACAGTTAGGCATGACAAACCAAGACGCGGAATGGTTAGCAAGCCGTACGTTCACAATTTCCGATATTGCCCGAATCTACAACATTAGCCCGATTTTTCTTCAAGACTATTCCAATAGCAGTTATTCAAACTTTAGTGAAGCCAGTCGAGCCTTTTTATCGCAAACCTTGCGCCCTTGGCTAACCAATTTTGAACAGCAGCTAAAAGATGCCTTGATGATTGATTTAGGTAGCAACAGCAAGAAACGTTACTTAATCGAATTTGATACAAGCGACTTATTGCGCACAAGTCAAAGCGAGCGCTTCAAGAGTTACGATGTGGCAATTAAAGCCGGTGTAATGTGCCCGAATGAAGTCCGCCGCCGTGAAGGTTTACCGCCTTATGAGGGTGGAGAAGAATTTAGCCAAGCATGGAAACAAACTGTAGAAGTTAAACGCGGTGATGAACAAGAACTGGGGGCAAGCGATGGCAATCATGATTAAGGCCGGAAAGTATAACAAGGTGATCAGCATACAAAAGCGGGATTATGACAAAGAGCAAAACAGCGCCCCATACGGAAACTCAAGACCGATTTGGAAGAATGTAGCCACCGTGCGCGCCAGTGTAGAACCGTTACAAGGGCGAGAATATTTTAGTGGCCCGTTTCAAATGGGTGAAAACATTATCCGCGTTCGCATTCGTTACCTTGAAGGCATTACAAACAAAATGCGGATTAAATACGGTAAACGCCTATTTGATATTTATTCGGTTATTGACAGTATGGAATCTCACAGAGAGTTACAGCTTATGTGTAAAGAGGGGGAAGCCTATGGCGAATATTGATTTAACCATTGATGAAATCAAAGCGCACTTAAATCTTGATCATGATTTAGATGATGAGTTACTGGAAGCCTATAAGGTAGCCACATTGGAAGTATGCCAAAAACATATTGGCAAAACCTTTGGAGAAGAAGAAACGGAAAAGACCATACCTTTTACCCAGGCGATTAAGATTGGTTGTTTAATGTATATCGCCTATCTCTACACGAACCGCGAAGCCGTCACAGACTTAGCCAACCTTAAACCGGCACCTATGACGATTTCCGCATTGTGGGAAGTGTATAGAGAACCGTGCGCTTACTAAGGATTTAGTAACCGATGCCATACCAACCATTAAGACGTTGTAGCTATCCCGGATGTAGAAACAAAGTAAAGTCCGGTAGATGTGAGGAGCACAAGCCAAAAGACACACGCCCAAACAGTAGCGCACGCGGTTACGACCATAAGTGGAGCAAATACCGCGAGCAATACTTAAAGCATCATCCCCTTTGTGTGATGTGCTTAGAGCAAGGCAAATATACTCCGGCAACAGTGATAGACCATATCAAGCCGGTAGAGAACGGGCAAGCCGATCCGTTGTTTTGGGTAGCAAGCAATCATCAGCCTTTATGTCGTGATTGTCACAGCTATAAAACACGAGTGATAGACCAACGCGGATTTGGTGCGAAGAAGTGAACCGTTTCGATAACGAAACAACTGAATTATGGTGATATATCCACAGTTGAGTTGTGGCCATATGACCATAACTGAGCTAACCAACCCAAATTTGGTTTGGTATAAATTTTGAACAAAATCCAACTTTGGACTTTGCTTTAAATTAAATGATTACAAAAAGACAATTTGAACAGGTGGGGGGAGTTTTTGAAAGAAATTGGCAAGCCTAAAGAACCGCCCGCCCCCTCAAATTTTTACGCACGACAATTTTTTTGAAAATAAGGAAAGTGAATGAGCAAACGAAAAAGTTATAAGACACCTGATTTCTTGGATGATATTGCTAAAAGCCAATGGAAAGCGCGTATTAAACAACTTTCAGAGCGTGGCGATATTAAGTCGGAAGATTTAACAAACCTTGAAATTTATTGCGAAAACTACGCAATTTGGCGTCATTCCGTAGCAGATTTAGCGAAAAATGGGTTCATTATCATTAATAGTCAAGGCACTCAATCAAGAAATCCAGCCTTGTCAGCGAAAGCAGATGCCGAAAAGGTGATGATTAAGATGTCAGCTTTACTAGGTTTCGACCCTGTAAGCCGCAGAAAAAATCCTATTGAAGTAGATGAAGTCGATGCATTAAATGAAATCCTAACTATGTAGGCGAAATATGGAAATATGGCACGCATACGCAGAGAAAATCAAATCGGGTGAGTTAGTGGCTTGTAAAAAGATAAAACAAGCCGTAGAGCGTTATTTTAACGATTTAAACAATCCCGATTATTTCTTTGATAAAAGCGCGGTTGATAAGTTTTTAGCTTTCTCGAAACTATGCCCGCACGTTAAAGGACACTTACGCGGACAGCCTATTATCCTTTCAGATTGGCAAGTCTTTCTCTTTGCCAATATTCTAGGCTTTAAGCGTAAAGACACAGGATTAAGAAAATATCGCTCCGCTTACGTTCAAGTAGCAAGAAAGAACGCAAAATCAACGATAGCAGCCATTTTAGCTAATTGGTTTCTAGTGATGGAAGGCGGACAACAGGATATATACACCGCAGCCGTTAGCCGAGATCAAGCTAGGATTGTTTTTGATGATGCTCGTCAAATGTGCTTACTTTCAGCTCCATTGAAAAAGCGCCTTAATATTCAACAACACAAGCTAATTAATCCGAAGAACAATAGCATTATGCGACCGCTTGCCGCTAAATCCTCAACCATTGAGGGAACAAACCCTAGTTTAGCGATTGTTGATGAATATCACCTACACGCAGACAACAGCGTATATAGCGCGTTAGAGCTAGGGCAAGGCGCACGCCCTGAAGGTTTACTCTTTGCTATTACAACAGCCGGAAGTAACGTTATTTCAGCCTGTAAACAGCATTATGATTATTGCGCTCAAATCCTTGAAGGGAATGAGCAGAATGACAGCTTATTTGTGTTGATTTTTGAGTTAGATGAAGAAAACGAAATCGACAACCAGGAGAACTGGATAAAAGCAAATCCGAATATAGGTAAATCCATTCCTTACCTTGATTTTGAGAACACAATCAAGAAGGCTAGGGGGATTCCGTCCGAATGGGTAGAAATGCTAACTAAGCGCTTTAATGTATGGTGTCAAGGCTCTACGCCGTGGCTAGGTGATGGAAACTGGGCGCAATGCGCACAAAATTACACGGAAAATGATTTGCTACATGAAGACTGTTATTTAGGCTTGGATTTATCCAGTACCAACGACTTAACCAGCCTTTGCTATACCTTCCCGCATGGAAACAAAGTGCGGTTATTTACGCGGCATTATATTCCCGAATTTCAACTCGAAAACGTGGCCAACAAAAATCGGGCCATGTATCGAAACTGGGTGCGTAGTGGTTGGCTGATTGCAACCGAGGGCGATTGTATCGACTACGACAAAATCAGAGATGATATTCTCAAAGATGCGGAAAACTTCAATATCAAAATGATCGGCTTTGATGTTTGGAACGCCACGCATTTAAGAACGCAATTACAGGCGGCAGGCTTAGAGGTAGAACCTTTCCCGCAAACCTATCAACGATTTAGCCCGGTGGCTAAAAGTGCGGAAGTGTTGATAAATCGCCAAGTGATAGAACATAACGGCGATCCGGTGCTTTCGTGGGCATTATCCAACGTGGTGATGGAAACCGATGCCAACGCCAACATTAAACCAAACAAGAAGAAAGCTGCAAACAAAATCGACCCAGCCGTAGCCTTTCTAATGTCATTCGGTACTTATCAACTTGAATATGGTGATTTGATTTTCGAGCTTTCAGATGAACACAAACACGCACTAGAACAATTTAATGGTATTGATTTATAACTACAGAGGGAAACTATGGCAGTTCAAATAAAAGGCTTAAAAGAACTTGAGCAAAACTTAAAAAAACTAAATAAGGATATAAACAAAGTCGCGGCAAAAGCAATTAGAAAAGGACTAAATAGCGCGGCCAAATCGATTGAAAAAACAATCAAGCCGAATGTTCCAACATTGAAGAGTAGCACTAATTTCCGACAAAAAGGAACAATTAAAAACAACG